TTATATGAAGAGGCTTCTTCTAAGATTGATAGCTTAACCGCTACTGCTGAAAAATGGACTAAATACGAAGAAACAAGACGTGCTTCTTTATTAGAAAAACATCCTGAAGAAGATAGAGAGTCTTTGGCAACCCTGCCTTTAGACACTCTTGAATTTGTTACTAATAAAATTAACGGTGCTAAAGCCAATGCTCCAGAAGTTGCTGGTAGGACTAAAAAAGTGGTTTCTAATAAGTCTTATTCAGAAATGACTGACGCAGAAAAAAGAGAATGGCATAATAACGCAATCTCTGGCATTAACACATAAATCTTTTAGGAGAAAAAAATGTTTAATATAAGTAAAAATGGAGAAGGAGTATTTAACTACAATAATCCTTTTCACATAACAAATGAAGTGCAATTTGCACTTACAGATCCATTAGGGTCAAACATATTGATTGGTGGTGTTGGCGGTAGCTCTACTTTAGGTGCTGATGCAGACACTATTGGTGACCAATTTGTTCCAGAGGTTTGGGGGCAAGCTGTTTTAGATTCTTTTAATAAAAACACAGTTATGTCTAAACTTGGAACAGACCTGTCTGCACTGGCAGCGGGTGGTGGCGATAAAATTAATTTGCCGCACGTTGGTACTCCAATCGTTAAACCTGTTACTCAAAATGCAGAAGTTTTAACTCTTGATGTTTCAGGTTCTGATACTGCAACTTCTACAACTTTAACTATTGACCAGCATCACGCTGCTCCAATCTGGATTCCAGATGCAGTTAAAGCACAAGCTTCTTATGATTTGTTTAGTTTGTATGCTAATCAAATGGGATACGCTATAGCAAGAGCAGTAGATAACTATATTGCATACTCAATCGTATCTAATCTTGAAACAGCCTTAGGATCAGGTGACGGTATAACAAGCTCAACAGCAGCAGTTGAGGTAGCCGAATCATTCACCGAAGCAAATCTTGCATCTTTAATGGGAATAATAGTAGGTGAGACTGGAGACACAAATGGCTGGACTTTAGTTCTTTCGCCTGTAACTTATGGTGCTTTAGCTAATCTTGGTGGGTCTTCATTTGATCAAGGTACAGCAAATGCTCCTTTAGGTGCAAATTTTGCAAGCACAGGCGTAGTTGGAAGGCTTTTAGGTATGCCTGTAGTAATGTCTAATAATGCTTATATGGATGTTGCTTCAGTTACAGCAGATGCCGAAAAAGGATTGACAGCTTGGACTGGTTTTGATACTGGTAGTAGTGGTAGTGATACAGCAGATGATGACCATTTAATGGGATTTGCTATACACGAATCAGCACTTTATACTGCTATTCAATCTCAAGGTGTTAAGCGTTCTTACCAACATACATATATGCAAGACTTAGTGTCTTATGACGCATTATATGGTTGTGTTGTTAGAAATGCGGATTCGGCTGGCGACAGAAGAATCATCGCATTGTACGATAGTTTAGACTAATAATCTAATCTAATTAATATAAAGGGGGTGGGAAACTGCCCCCTTTAAAACAAGAGGAAAAATATGGCTAAAAAAGTTTATAAATATATGGGCAACAAAAGAGGAATGAATGGGTTTGAAAAAAGCTTTGATTCCTCTGTTTTAGATGATGCTAAAATTAAAAAATTAAAAGAAAAGGGGTGGGAAGAAGTTAAGCCTAAACCCAAACCTAAACCCAAACCTAAACCTAAAGACTGATGAGTGAAATAAAAATAATAAATGAAATTTTAAATATAATTTGGGGGGGTTCTAATGTTCAGCCAAGCCCCAAGCCAAAGCCGAAAAAAAAGAAATCTAAAAAGAGTGCCAAATAAATACGAATACTGGACAGAGCAATATAACATTATGAAAGATATAATAGAACAATTAAAAATACACGAAGGCTATGAACCTAAAGTATATAAATGCACAGCAGGTGTAGATACAATAGGGGTCGGCTTTGCTATTAAAGACTTAGAATTATCTGAAGATGTATGCGACTTGATCTTAAAAGAAAAATTAGAAGCTTTAGAAGAAAGGTTTGAAAAGAAATTTGATTGGTTTAAAATATCTCCTGTAGAAGTCAGGAATGTTATGCTTAATATGGCTTACCAGCTCGGATTTAGAGGTTTCTGTAAATTTAAAAAGACTATAGCATACCTTGAGGAAGCTAATTGGGAATCGGCTTCTAAGGAAATGTTAGATTCTAAATGGGCTAAGCAAACGCCCAACAGAGCAAAAGAATTAAGCGAGATAATCGCATCTCTTTAGTTGTTTATATCAACTGCTCAATAGTAATTTATGTCATCGGAAGAATATCTAAATAAGGCTTTAGCTTGCCCTAATTGCTATGGTACAACCTTAACTAAATGTGGTTGGGATAGCGGAAGGCAGAGATATAAATGCAAGGCTTGTGGGAGAAAAACACAAAGACCTGTAGAAGATTTAGAGCTTCTCAGAGAAAATGTAAGGTATAGAAAAGAGAAGCAGAAAGCCCAAGATGTAAATAGAATAGAGAGAAAGGGCTTTAGAGAACACGCAAGAATTGAAAACGCTGTATCAGCATACAGCATAGAATTAATAAAGCTTTTTGAAAATAACAAATTACATAAGCTCACTAAAAGCCATAAGATTAGTAAAAGGGCGGTTGGGGTCATCCAATTTAGTGACGTTCACTTTAATGAATTAGTCGAGCTTCAGAACAATCGTTACGATTTTAAAGTTGCATCACAGCGATGCCAATACTTTGTACAAAAGGCATCAGCGTATTTCAAAATGAATGGAGTTAGCCAAGTTGTGGTTGCTTTAACTGGAGACCTAATGAATAGTGATAGAAGGCTGGATGAATTACTGAATCAGGCTTCAAATAGGGCTAAAGCAACCTTTTTAGCAGTTGATATAATGCAACAAGTTATATTAGACCTAAATAAACGCTTTAATGTTAGTGTAGCTAATGTAGTTGGGAATGAAGGTCGTGCAAATAAAGAGTTGGGTTGGGCTAATTCTGTAGCGACAGATAACTATGATTATACTATATTTAATTGCCTAAGGTATCTATTTAAAAGTTCAAAGATACATTTTATTGATGGGGATCCATCAGAGATAGTTATCAATGTCGCAGGTCAAAACCTTTTGCTTCTTCATGGGCATGGGGCAATAAGTGCAGGGGTAGAAAAGTCTATAAATCAAATTATAGGAAGATACTCAATGAAAGGAATCAAAATAGATTATGTTATATTTGGTCACGTTCATTCCGCAAGAGTAGGAGATACATTTGGAAGAAGCTCAAGCATGGTAGGGGCTAACGACTACTCTGAAAAAGCTTTAAATTTAGGAGGAAGGGCAAGTCAGAATTGTTATGTGTTTTACGATAACGGAAACAGAGATGGGATTAAAGTTGACTTGCAAAATGTAGATTGTAAAGGTTATGATATTGATAAAACATTGGAGGCGTATAATGCAAAATCGGCTAAGAAGAAAAACAAAACCGAAACGATATTCAAGGTGGTCGTATAGTACATCCTCGACTTTTGACTCTCCAGCGTATATGGCAAACTCGACATCTTGCAGTACGCTTCCAAACTTTTCGGAGAGTATATATGATAGATAGTTTAAGAACAGTAACAGCAGGAGCAAGTGGTATGGTTGTTACTTGGATGGAATGGTTGCCGATGATGGTTAGGGTTTTAGTTGGGTTGGCGACCTTTATTTATATATGTGTAAAAATTTATAAGTTAATGAAGTAATGAATGAACGAAGAGGAATTACAGAAACAGGCAGAAGGATTCTTAGGGAACTGGGTATGGCTATTTTTATCTGGGATTGCTCTTTTACTGTTTAAATCTACTATAGAGACTGTTGTAGAGGGTCTTAAAGTTTTTCTTGGTAAAGACTTAAATACAGATGATGTCGTTATATTAGATGATAGACCTGCAAGAGTTATTAGGGTGGGTTTATGGAAGACAACATTTTTTGCTTATGATATAGGTGTTGCAGATGGCAAGCCTTATGTTAAAGGTGGAACAAAATTGCAGATACAAAATGATAAGCTTAAAGACCATGTAATTGAAAGTCCTTTACAAATGTTAGATTTAAGCAAATGGGAAGGAAAATGATAAGACAAAGTTTAGCAGAAAGAAAAATGATGGCAACAATAAAAGGTCTTGTTGATGTAAAGCTAAACTCTTTTGGTTTGAAGATTAGAAGGCTTGAATATGAAATGAGAGCTATTCGAGCCGAAAATATACAGTTAAAAAAATTAATAAAAGGAGATTCACAATGATGGAATATATAGCTTTAGCAGGTGGTTTAAGTGGCGGAGGGATGGCTCTTTGGGTACTTAAAAAAATACCAAATGATAAAATATGTTCAGTTGTAGAAGGGTTTTTTGAAAAGATTGGGATAGTAATGACAGCAGGATTAACTAAGTTTTGGGCTACTAAGAAGATATGGAATAAAACAGTAGAACCTTATTTTATAGATCTTGTTGATAATGTAGTAGGTGGTGCATTAAGAGGATTAGTTAAAGGGCTGAGGTCAGATAACTAATGTTACAGAAGCTCGTTATAAACAAGATTATAGATTTACTATCTAAGCAGTTTAAGCTCTTTGATGTATTAAAGTATGTCAAGGAGCCTAACGAGCTTGACCGTAAGGTTAAGCAGCTTGAGAGAAGAATTAAGAAGTTAGAGGCGATAGATTATGATTTGTACTTAAGGAAAGGAAGTGATGAGTAAATCAATTACTATAGATAACACTTTAGATTCTAACTTAAAACCATTAAAGATAGACAATAAGCTAACTGGCATTGAATTATCTGATGATGAATTAGCTATAAGAAATGAAACAAAATTTGATAAAAACTTATCTCTTGCTGGAGCAATTAAATTTGAGCAAGAAGATGCAGGAATAAATTTTGGCAATCAATTATCTTTAAGTGTAGATACCTCACTTGAGAGATTGCAATTTTATGGCACACAGATGATGATATCAGGAAGTTTATTTGCTAACCATGCTGATACTGATGTAAAGTTATTACTTATACCTGATGGCACAGGTGATTCCACTATTACATTTTATGAAGATAATGTTTCAGCAAGATTTGCTATAGGGCATGATGCAACTGATACCACTTTTCAAATAGTTTCAGGCACTACAATGGGAACAAACACACTATTATCAATGGCTCAGACAGGTGCTAAAACATTTAATTGTACAGATGGTAATACAGATTTAAAACTTACAAGCTCTGCCAACACTAATGATTATTGTTCAATAACAGTTGGAGCAGAAGGTGCTACTACTATAGCTACAGTTGATGCTGATACTGCTGCTGCCAACTTAACTGTTGATGTTGATGGAGATATAACCTTAGATGCTGATGGTGGAGAGATTTATTTAAAAGATGGTGGAACTACATTTGGAGTACTAACTACTGCATCAAGCAGGTCAACATTACAGCTTTATGAATCAGCAGGTTCTTCAACTGATGATTATGTTTATATTCAATGTCAAGCAAGTGGCTCTACTAAATTTGTTACTAATGATGCAGCTGGTGCAGATGCAGAGTTAGAAATAAAGCCTGATGGAGATTTAACAATAGATGCACAAGGTGATATAAGCTTAGATACAAATTCAGGGAATTTTATAGCTAAAAAAGCAGGAACAGAATTTAGTGTAGCAAATAGTGCTTATGCTGGAATGATACTTGGGTATCAAATGATTGGTGAGAGTGCAGTTCATGGCTCTTATACATTTACAACATCTTATGCAGTTCCTGATTCAGCTATGAATGTTAAGTTTGTAGCTCCTCCAAGTGGTGTAGTTGAGATAGCAGTTCAATTTGGAATAGATGGTAGCTCAAATAGATATAACTATATAGGTTTATCTGATAATGCTACATACAATTCAATAGGAAATAGTTATGAAGTAGCAGTTAATTTAACAGATGAATCAGACCAAAATACAATACACCATATTTGGGTTGTTACAGGATTAACAGCAGGAACAGCATATCAGTATTGGTTGGGAGCAAAATCAAGTCATGCTTCAGGCTATATAAGATGGGGTGGAACAGCATCAGGAAGGTATCAGGATTTTATTATGAAAGCAGTTGCATTACCAGCAGCAACAACAGATTATGCAGTATATGATTAAGGAGAATAAATGGCATTAACAAACAAAACAATAGCAAGTACCTATGGAGATATACTACAAGTAGATAATAGTGGTTCAGGAAGAACTGCTAATGGTACTGTAGTTAAGGATGGATTAGGGCAATCTACAGCATTAACATTAGGTGGGGATAAAGCTAAATTAACACCTTCATCAGATACTACTGCACTATTAACTATAGAAAATGCAGCTGGTACTGATTTGCTTACAGTTGATGCTACTAATACTGCTATCAAAGTAGGAACAACACAGAGTTATGTAAACACACAGATTCAAAGATTTCAAGTATTTGATGCACAACCTACAGCAGACACACACCATCCACTTCATGTAGATGGTTCTTGGGAAACAAGCATGACATTAAGTGATTTTGGAACAGGAACAGATCCTGCTGATACATTTACAATAAGTGGCAATGCAGAAAGATTAGTATTAGCATATTGGTATATTCCTGCTGCAATAACAATAGATGAAGTTAGGGTAATTAGTGCAGGAGAAGCTGCTGATACAATTAATTTCCATTTAAAATCTTACACATTAGGAACTGGAACAGGTTCAACAGCAGGAGATTTAACAAGTGGAGCTTTACTTGCACATAATGGGAGTACATTAACAATAGGTGCAGACAGATTAACAACCACAACACTAACAATAGATTCGGCTAATGTTGCCGCTGATAAAGTAGTATTAGCCTTCTTTGAGAATGTAGGTGCTAATACAGATGTTACAGCACAATTAATAGTAAAATATCATTATCAATAGGAGAAAAAAATGGCAAGTTATACAAAAGAGATAAAGATAACAACACCCAAAGGTGATTATCTTAAAAGAATCACAGGGGCTTATAATGTTATCTTTGACAAGATTATTAAAGTAGATAATTCAAATGCAGGTATAGATCTGATTAATTATAGCAGAGATATAGCTAATGACACAATGGTTGCCCCTAAAGCTATACTTGTAGAAAATACAGGTAGTGTTGGGTGTGAATTGTTATTTAGTACAGCAGAATGGACTACAGATGCAGACAATACAGCTGATTCAATGAGTGATGCAACACATTATTTAGCAATGCTGCTACCTGCTGGAGAGTGTGTTTATTTGCCTAATAATAGACTGATTGGAACATCAGGAGCAGTTGGTGGTGGTATGGGTGTATTAGTTGATAATGCAGCCCCTGATTCTAATGAATATACAGATAGTGGTGCAGATGTAGATACAGCTACAGATGGAGCAATAGCTTCAGGAACAACAACTACTACACTTTACTTAGAAGATGGACATAGTAAATTTTTTAAAGTAGGTGATTTAATTAGATTAGAAAATGAAATATGTGAAGTAACAGCAGTAGGAACAGGAGCAGATTTAGCAAATAGTACTTGTACAATAGTTAGAGGTTTATATGGCTCAACAGCAGCTACTCATGCTGATGATGTTGCTGTAAGATTTCCTTTCTTTAATATGCACCATGACTTTGATGATACATCTTATAATGGTGGTGGTAATGGTAGTGCTACAGTAGCTAAAACAAATGCTTCAGGACTATTTAAAGCTATGAACTTCTTTGGTTATGCAAGAACAGCAGATACAGTTTGTGATGGGTTAGTTGCAGGTAGTGTGGCTATTAAATTCTATAATCATGGTTATCAAGAGTTTGGTTTGTCAGGCATAACAAGCTCTACCAAGACAGGCTTAGCAGTTAGTACGACATATACTTTTGCACTCACAATATCAGGTGGCTCATCAGATGATGTGGCTTTTACAACAGATTCAAGTGATGTTACTTTTGGGAATGTAATAGCTAAGATTCAATCTGCTATCAATGATAAGTTTACAGCAGGTACTAACCTAAAGAATAAAAAAGCTACAATAGCAATAGTTAATGGTGATGTGAGAATTACAGATAGTTCAAGATTATCTACAGGAGCAATACTAATGGCTGCTCCAAGTTCAGGTGCTACACCATTTGGTGTTGGGATTATACCAGCAGTTGGAGTTTTAGAAGCAGCAGTTGCAGCTAAGTTACCTGATGACACTATTTACGACCCACTAACTTATGCAAGCAGAAAGAATACAGGTGCCTTCTTAACTGATAATGGTAAAGGACAGCTTTCAGGTGCAGGTGGAACAGGCACTATTAATTATGAAACAGGTGAGATTAACTTAAATGCTTATCCAAATGCAGAGTTTGTGGTAAGTGCTAATACTAAAGCTGCACATTCAGGTGGGGTGGAAAGTAGTGCTACTACTATCAATGGTGTGGTTACACTTGAAGCAAGAAGTTGTAATGCAAAAGCAGATACAGATATTAGAGTAATTAGCTTAGGTTAAAGGAGATAAAATGCCATACGGTAAAAAGAGAAAAAAAGTTAAAAAGGCAAGAAAAATTAAAAGAAGAAAGAGGAGATAATAGATGGCTACAGCACCAACATACATAACACACGCAGAACTTAAACGAATATTTCCTCAGATGGATGAATTTGACCAAAAGACTGCTATCTATGGATGGACAGAAGTAACAACTAATAAGTATGCTGCTCACGATAGCGGTCAAGTAACTCAATTATTTGTAGATGGAGAGGATTTAGGGGCGGCTCAATCAGCACATACTGATTTAAATGTTGAAGGAGAGTGGTTTTATAATTCGGCTGAAGATGTATGTTATTATTATTCAGCAAGCAGTCCACTTGACAAATTAATGGAAGGTGGAGAAGAATTTACAACTATGGTAACTCAGTATAGGGCAGATGCAAGCCGATACTTTGATTCAAGGGTTGACCCTTCTTTGCCTAAGAATCAATTAAAAGATAAGGCTGGAAACTATGACTATATGGTTGTTAGAACAGTTGGCTTGATTGCAGGTTGTTTTATGATAAGAACAAAAGACCATAACTCTGAGCTTGCTACATCTTTTATGGAAGAAGCCGAAAGAAATATAGAACTATTAAATGAAGGGAAGGCTGCTTTATCTTGGCAAAACACAGCAGATGCACCTCAAGGAACTATAAGAGATGTAACCTATACAGATGGATCTATAAGACCTGTTGATACCAGAGGAGAGTATTCTGGCACTTTTGACCTTATTAAAGTTAAAATTATAGCTGGTGGTGCAATAGATGGCACAGCTACTTACTCTGTTTGGGTTAAAGATGGCGATAAATTAGGAAACCAAGAAGGCAATCAAGTTGTTACTGCTGAAAAAATTAATGGTGACTTTCAAGCTTTGGCTGGTGGGCTTCAAATAAGATTTGGTGGAGACACCAAAAGCTCTGTAGCTACTGCTAATAATGAATGGGAAGTTGAAGTCACAGGAAGAGGTGAATATGTTGATAGCTCTGATATGAAGTCTGTTAAATTAACAAGAACTGGAACGCCTGCAAGGAGATATTATAAATAATGCCAGTAACATTTACAAATAATTGGAAGAACATACTTGACAAGCTAAGAAATATCCTTCGTACAGAATTTAAAGGTGCATTACCTGTATATATAGGAGATGAAGGTCAAGAAGGGAGTCAATATGTTCGGCTTGACCCTGTTGGGAGTGAGATGTTGGAATACAACATTACTTCTGAATCAAGAGAATTTACAATCAATGTGTTCTATTATTTTGCTGAACATAACATAAAGAAAACAGCATTAGACCACGTTTTAAGATATGTATCAAGAATTGAAGCACTAATACACGACAACACTTCTATTACATTGACAGATAGTAGTAATCTATATAATTGTAGAATGGAAACGATGGAATTAAACCCTGATGAAGAATCAGGGGTGTATGTGGTTCAATGGGAATGGAAAGGACAACACACAGGAAATATCTCGTAAGGAGGGATTATGAAAATAAAGCTAAAAAATCCACAAGCTCTTCCTAACGCTTGGAAAGGCTGTGGAATGACAATAGAAGAGTGGAAGGATTTAGAGGCAGGTAAAACTGTTGATGTTAAATCTATTCCAGAATTAATTAAAGATAAAATAGATGTTGTTGGGTCAGCATCAAAAAAGAAAGGAGATAAATAATGGCAACAGTAGCACACACGTTTTCTCCCAAAGAGTTTAAATGTTTCGTTATATCTGATGCGACCAACGCAGGTACTTCGGGAATACACTCATCTAATATGCAACAGCTTGATGTTGATTCGGTGTCATATCCGTCACTTAATGTCAATCAAGTTCTTGATGTTAGAAGCGGTGTAGGGCATACTCTTAAGGATGAAGATTTTTTTCAAGACAATAAAATGAGAGTGGTTGAATTAAGCTTATCAGGCACATTACACGATGATGCAGGACACAGACTGCTTTTAGCTAATATTTGTGGAGCAGCTCAAGCAGACGACACGAATCAAACTATTGCAAGCGGACATAAGATAGTGGCTCAAAAATATGGTGCAGCAGTAACAAATAACGCATCATCTTTAACTATCGTAATACAACCATCAGATGTTTCTAATCAAACAGGGTTAGAATTTCCAGGCTGTGTGGTTACCAATTTCTCAATTTCGGCTGATGCAGGAACAGAAGGGGGAAGATATAAATGGTCTGCCACCTTACAGTCAGGGAAAACGCCTGACTTATCATCTACTGCTGCCGCTGGAAGCACCGTGTACGCAAACACTACAGGAACAACTTTGGCTTCAGCAAGTGGGGTGAAAGTTTTTGCTCTTGATGCAGTATTAAATAGCTTTACCACTACAATAGATTATCCTGCTGTATTTACAGGGATAACATCAACAGGATATGAAGTTGTAAGCAGAGGATCCGAATGTTCTGTTACTCACGACTGTCAAGTCAAGTATGATGGAAACACTAAAGGTTTGGTGAACTCATTTGATACTCAAACAGCAGCATTAGCAGAAAATATGTTTATTATTACAAATAATGGTAAATTTGGCATAGATACAGCAAATGGTGTATTGACCAACGTAGCTTATTCAGAAGGCGACATTATGATGCTTGACTGTTCGATTAAAGCAGTAGATGACGGGACTGATGAATTACTTATTGTTGATTTAAGTGATTAATAAATAAAAAAAAAGGATGTTTAAATGGAGATTAAACTAAAAGATAAAAGAACCCTTAAAATAAAGGACTTAAGTATTGATGAAAGAGATGAGTTGTTAGATTTGGTTTGGGGGAAATTCAAACAAGATGATAATGGGGATTTCCAAATGGAAGCCCCTAATTCAACAATTACCAAATTTATAAGAGTTGGTGTTGATGGAGATACATCTGATAAATTTCTAAGAACCTTAACCTTTGAAGACAGGACTAAAATCTTTACTGAAATGCAAAAGGTGCTTGGTGAGGGGGAAGGGAAGCCCTCCAAGTAGAACTTAATATACTTGGGTCTCCTTGTGGGGGCTGTCAGTATCATAGTTTTCCATATTCGGCTGAAATACCAGTCTTGATAGATGGGAAGCGAGAAAAAAGAACTTTTAAATGTAAAGAAGATGTTTTAGAGGTAATAGATCTAATTATCGCTGAAACCAAACAAGTAAACGAAGAGCAAGGAAAGGATTTTGATATTGCTCAATCAGTTGTATCTCAGATGCCTTTCTTTGCCTGTATGAACATCTTTTTTGACAATAAAATACAGAAAGATATACAAAGGTATATTTACTGTGAAAAGTTCGGAATACCGCCATATAAAGGCTCTTATGGTGAGCAACCTGCAAAATGGGTTTCAAGAGCATTTGCAATTAAATCTGCTTTCGCAAAGAAAGAAAAAAGGGAAATAGATAATGTCAGAAAGAATACTAATTAAATTTACATCCAAAGGCGATAAAAGATTATATAATTCTATATTAAGATTAGCCGCTGCTCAAGCTACATTAACGGGCGACTCTAAAAAACTTGATGCGGCAATAAGCAAACTTACAGCATCTCAAAAAAAATTAGGAAGGCGAAACAGATTATTAGATAATACTTTTGCCACATTACGTTCTAAAATGCTGCTTTTCTCTTTTGCTATGTCTCTTGGTGGTAGGCAATTAATAGCATTTGGTAAAAAGGCTGCACAAGTTGAATCTATGTCAAGAGCCTTTGCAATGCTTTCTGGTGGTACTGAAGCCGCTACAACAGCAATAGATAAATTAAGAGAAGCCACAAACAACACAATGTCTGATTTTGATTTATTCCAGCAAGCGAACAACGCTATGATTCTTGGTGTTAGTAAAAACTCAGATGAAATGGCTGAAATGTTTGATGTTGCTCAAAGATTGGGGCGTGCATTAGGAAGAGACACTCGTTCGTCTGTTGAGTCGCTTATTACTGGTATTGGTCGTCAATCTCGCCTTATGCTTGATAATATTGGTATTATTGTAAAATCAAGTGATGCTTATGAAAAATTTGCAGCAAACATTGGGAAAACAGCCGAATCCTTAACAGATGCCGAGAAAAAACAAGCGTTTTTAAATGCCGCATTAGATGCGGGGAGAAGCACAATAGCCTTGTTTGGTGATGAAGTCACTAATAACCAAGATACTTTTGACAAGTTTTCAGCATCAATGGATAATTTAAGCGTCAGAGTTGGAAATGTCGTGAATGACGGTATGGAGCCTCTTTTAAAGGCAATTTCTGACCTTGCAGACTCAGTAACTGAGGAAGGCTTAGAAAGCTTCATGGAGTTTTTAAGTAAAGGTATTTCTGATAATTTTACAAAAACTTTGCTTCAGTTTATGGCTGTTTCCTCTAAAGCTAACAGACAAGAAAGAGAGCAAGATAAACATGAGGTTGACGCTGCTGCGAGAAGAGTTGCTAAAATACAGGCTTTAAAAACAATTAATAAAGAAGAGTTGCAGAGGAATATAATTAATTTAGAGTTTACTGAAACGGTTGATCGTCAAGGCAAAAAAGCTCGTGAATTAACAGACATTGAAAGAGAGCTGCTAAGGGTATCAAAAGAATATTTCCAGGTCTTAGGAGATTCAAGCTTAACCTATGAAGAATTTATAGCAATAGAAGACAAGCTAAACAAGTCCTTTACAGAGACAAATATTTCAAGGGAAAGAAATTTAAATAATATTTTAAAAGAAATGGATCTTCTGCCTTCCTATATGAAGCAAACAGAGGAATATCAAGCAGTATTACAAAATTTAAATAGTCAGCTTACAAATCTTGACCCAACCTTTAAGGCTACTAATAGTCAGGTAAACGCATTAGCTTCAGCTTTTACAAGTGCGGCTATGGCTGGTGACCATTTAGGAAGATCTGTTGAGAAAGCCATGAAACAAATAATAGCAACTTTTGCTGCTAACCAAATTGTATTCTCTGTTTTAACTAATATTTTCGGCTTTGGGGGGCTGCAAGCTCCAACACTTTTTGGAAAGACTTTAAAAAACCTGTTTGGGCATCAAGGCGGTCAGGTTCAAGGTTATGCAACAGGCGGGATTATCCCTCCTTTAGGGATGCCTTCATACCAAAGTGGTGGGAGTGTTGACAACGTGCCTGCAATGCTTCAAGAAGGCGAATATGTTATGAGAAGAAGTGCTGTGCAATCTATAGGCATTGAGAACTTAAACAGAATGAACAGAACAGGACAATCAGGTGGGGTTAATATTTCATTTACAGGGAATGTATTAAGCGATGATTTTATAACTAATGAAGCCATACCAAAAATTAAAACAGCGATTAGAAGAGGTGCTGATTTAGGTATATCATGATAAATCTTCCTGAGAAATTTCAAAGAGATATACAGAGCAAAAGTACATTTCTTGTACCTTTAATTGTTATTGATGACAGAATATTTTTATCAACATCTAAAGTTACCCTTGATGGCAAGAATTACGATCCTTTAGTTGAATCTTTAGGAAGTATAAGTGAATCAATAGATATAGAGAAAAGAAAGCCAAGAATATCAAGCACTTCTTTAAAACTTTTTAATTCAGAGTATAGAAACTCTACTTTATCTGAAAAAATGTTCTCACCCTCTGTTATGAACTCAGAACTAAAGATATACATCAAATCTCAATCTGCTCAAACATTAGATGATTGCCTAAATATATTTAATGGTAATGTTGTAGATATTAAAGGGAACAATAAAAGAATAGACTTAACTGTTGAAGATATATCTGAAGAAATATTGGGCATTGATTTGCCGAAAATTTATGTTGACGAAGAACAAGGATTGCCAGAGCAGCACAACAATAAATTTATACCTTTTGTATATGGGGTTGTAAATAAAGCTCCTTGTGTATATAAAGGGATATTTAAGTTCTCAAAATATTACAGCGATCAATACTCAATAAGCCCTGATTCTTGGTACTTAAAAAATGTTTCAAATCCTTATGTTTTTGCCGATAACGAGTATATGCTTATAAACGCTGATTCAAAAGCCTCTCTAACTGATACAATTTATGAAAACCCTATTGAATTACAGTACAAAATATTCCCCTACTCAAACGAAATACATATAGATAAAACTTTGGCTACTCCAGACCAAATTTTAGATACTGAAATTGCTCCAAATATGCGAGGAAGCTTACCGTCTTATAATTTAGTGCAAGTAACTCATGTGGGGGATGTTACTTTTGATAAAAGTTATCATGTGTTAAGAACTCGAAAGGTTGGAGAAGATTCAAGCGAATTTAACACCTTTCCAATAAATTCTTTTGAAAATTGGATGGTGGGGGCTGAAAACAAAACCAAACCCCCTTTTGTAGTGAGGCTTTCAGATAATGCAGATGTTAATACGGGAGCAATATCGTACATGATGCCTCTTGCCGCTGACGAAGACCCAGATAACGACTATTACCCTATTTTATGGGGGGTTAATAGTGAAGGAAGGCAATTAGACCAATCCTTTGATTGGGATGGCTCTCATGGGGAATGTCTTTTACAGTTTTTATCTACGCCAATTTGTAGTGAAAGCAAAATTTTAACAGAGGCTGATAACATTAACCCTGATGAACAAAGCGTTCCTGTAAAAGGGTCTGCTCGTATAGAGTTTTCAATGTATGCTTGGGTGGCACAGCATTATAATGATGGGGCGTTCCCTAAAATGCACTTTATTTACGATGAAAAAAGCAACTTAATGTGGGATATGCACCAGGAATCTGAGGGGCTTTCAACTGGTGGGGCATTTCACAAGATTCCACAAAACGATGCCTTACATACCCATGAATCACATACTGGTGAAATCGGGGTTATAGGGGTGTCAACATCTAATATTGCTTCTAATAAATTTGCTTTGTCAAACAGAATGAGAAACTCATTAAATGAGGGTTTTATAAACGATAACTCAGGGCAAGGGTTTATTTGGGATTTTACATTTGAGCATATAGCGTTTAAAAGAATTTTTATAATGAAAGATTTTACAACCTACGATATATATGCAGATGTCTTAGGGAGGGTTGATACTATTGATGGTAAATATACTTCAAACAGAGAGGTTAGAAGTTTGCAAGAAAGAGCCTTCCCTTCAGAGGGGCAAAGAGGGGTGTATAAAACCTCTGTAACAAAGCCTATATCAAAGCCCGTTAGAAAGCCTATAAAAAAACCTATAAGAAAGCCTATAAAGAAAATTATTAAAACAAAAACAAAGGCTAAATACTAATGGCAAATTTAATTTGGAAACCTTTAACCCAATCTATTGACCCTCAAAAACCATTTAGGTTTATTATAGAATTGGACACTCAAGATCCTTTTGAAGATGATCCAAATGGCTTACTGTTTAAGCAATGGATAGAAGCTGGTGAACCCCAAGGGAATGGTCTTGTTATCGATGAGATGATTTATTCTTTAGGGTATGGGCATCAAAATTGGGGGAACGCCGAGTGGATGTCTTGGTTTTCTTCGGCAGAAGTAACAACTGACCCTAATGGGGTTTTACCAGGCGGGCAAAATGAGAACCATCTTGAATCTCTTGGTGATGTAGGGGTAATAACATCTTGGCACTTAGATAAACTACCATATCTTAATAAAGTTTGGGAGAACAATAAATTTGAAGGGGTCTTTCACGACAACAATACTACTTATGGAGGATTTTTTGACCCAGCAGACCCACAGTCTATTTACTTAGAAAGCGATTCTCGTGCTATTGCAACTATTAGTCGGCAAAGGCTTGGTCTGTTAAACCAAAATGGTAATATAGTTGCCAATGATGGTTACGGTATTAATATCAACAACGCAACAGCAATAGCTTTGGACTACTTTTACGGAGAGACTCCTTGGCAACATGATTCTACCATGAATATAAATCCTGAGAATGTTGATGGGTACACTATACTGTTTAGTTTAAAATTAAAATTCTTATCTAATTATGTGCATGGGCAAGGAACATCGGCTAACAATAATGTTGTTTTTTATATTGACTCTGCTGCACGTGCAGATATAGAAGACTCTACTCAAGATGTAAGCTATCATTCTGAAGATGCAATGATTCCTGGTACAAACATTGATAGTGGGCTTGACAATTATTATTCAACAGCTGTAACAAAACACGCTTTTCTTCCTATTAAATACGGGGGAGTACAAGACCTTATGATTTATGGGGATGTTGTTAGCTCTCCAAATTTTGCTATCGAAGGCATACCCTCTGTAATAAATTTATCAATCCAATCTTTTGAATATACAGGTTATGTAGATATATTTGTTATCTCCTCTGAGGATACTCAAGCAATAGATTCTTTTAATCATCCATCAATAGAGTTAGGAGAGCAGCATATCGCACAATATGGAACATTCCAAATAGAGGGTCAAGAGCAACAAGGGTCAGGTCAAATATTTTTAAACAGAGACGAACTAAAGCAAGTAACAATATTTTATAGCCCTAATTATGTAAACGCAAACCAAACGGATACATTTGCAATATTTCTAAGGAAATCAGAACCTTCTTTTCACTTATATCCTGAAGATATGCAGGAAGAAATTACTAATATTTGGAATGAGACTTATAATGAGGAAAACTTATGGACTAATTTTCAAATTTTCTCGATTCAGATATTAGACATTTTAGATGAAGATGCCCAATTAACATTAGATGCTTTAGATTACAATCCTTCTTTTGAAACTCTTATTACAAAACCATCTGATATAATTTATCATATATTAGGCGTAGAGTGTGGTTATATTGGAGAAGTAGATCAGGAATCTATATTAGAATCCAGAGAGCAACATAGTCAGATAGGGTTAGATTGGGATTTAGCTTTTTCTGTTAACCAAGAAATTCAATGTAAAAAGCTTATACAAGAAATATCCCAATCATCAAAATCTATTCCTATTTTATCTAACAATATTCTAAAGTTTATAAATATTAAAAATACATACGATGGTAGCGAGGAAATGCAACTTATTAATGCAAGAGATGTTATAAATTATAACTTTAAAAGAACTCCTATAGATAAGGTTTTGACTCGTGTAGAAGTTAAACATACCTTTGATTATGGGAGGGGTAATTATTTAAATTCTACAGACAGTATATCTGTTTCAGAGAATCATTTAGATGGTTATTTTATCACAGGAACTTACAAGGATTATGTAGATAGAAATATTGAAATGCACAATTACTATAGATTTAAAGAAAACCCTCAAACAGGAGAGTTATTGCACTCTACAAGTTATTTAATCACAGAGAATAACTATATAAGAGATGAGGGTGTCGCTAATCAGTTGGCAAAGTTTTTGTTGCTATGGAATTGTAATCAGCACAATATTGTAGAGCTTACTTTACCTTTAAAATACTATGCCCTTCAAACTGGAGACTTGATTGAGTTTGACGAAATGATTTATGGAGAAAAGGCTTATAATGAAAATTATGTTCTTGACAGCCCAGATGATATGCCTATTAGATGTGGGCAATATATATTACCTTTGTTTATGGTTACAGAGACCACTAAGGGCTTGAGCAATGTTAAAATAAAGGCGATACAAATGCACCACATGGAAGATACTCCTTTAACCTATAAGGGCAACACATACGAAGATGTTTCGGCTCAATATTTAACGAACAGTATGTCAGGAGATGCTTCTTTAAATTACGAAGTTAATGTAGGTGATGTTGTTTTAATGATAAAGCATATATTAGGAGAAATTACTTTAGAGGGGCAAGCACTTTTAAATGCAGATATGACCAATGACGGTGAAGTTAGGATAAATGATGTCGTATTAGTTATTGCCAAAATATTAGAGGAATAAGATGAAGGATAAAATAAACAGAGCAAACAAACCAATAGCAACGCAAGGTAAACTTATTTATGGAAGAGGAGATGTTATCTTTCAAACTAACGGAGAGGTTGCTGCTTTTGAAATCGATTACTCTGGTCTAATTCAAGGGGTAAAAAAGCTTGGAGATGGATGGACTATTAGATTTGGGAAGAATAAAATTATTATATTTAGCTTAGCACAAACAGAACTATCTGAGCTTTTGTTTACTTATGTTGGAGACTTAGAAATATCTAAGTGCAACTTTGTTACATGGAATAATAAGTCACATTCAGCCTCAGTCGTTTTTGAAGGGAGAAGTTCTTGGAGAGTTAATCGTGGATCGTGGGGTTCAGATGCGAGAAAATATGAAGAAATAAAAGACCCAAGCCTCCCACAGGCTACGGTAAGAAAATCAACTATTTAGGAGTTAAGTATGGCAAAAAGAAGTATAGGGAAATGTAGGTTTTACGCAGACTATCCAAGCTATTTAAAATCATTAGGATATTATAAAGGAACATTTGCACAGGGATTCAAAGATGAGGTTTCTGATGAAAGTGTAGAAGATGTGTTTAATATGAACCCTTCGCAACCTGTCAGCTTACCGCTTGATTATAATGGCTCTGTTGATTCTTTTAAAATAGGGATAAAAATACAAGACCAAAACGAGGATCCAAACATTCAATTAACACAGTTATTAAAACAAACAAATTACGCAGGACTATTGGGGCATAATTTAGCTAATATGGTGGGCGTGGCTGATGAATATGAGAATGTTGGTCTCAGGTTGATGATTGATGGGTTTTACGGTGAAAATAATAATGAATCAACTAAAATAGTTAATTTTAAGGATGTTGATTATAATGGTTATTCATTGTGGGAAACAGGTGCCTTCACTTCTGACGACCCCTCTTATTATAAGAATATTAGTATTTACTCTATATATCAAGCTGCTGAATCAGCAGTAGATTACAATCTTAAATTAGGAGCATTTACTTTCGGAAGATATTTCGAGCCAAGCCATTCCCCAGATTTAAGCGTAAAGCTAATAAAATCTTATGAAGGAGTTGATGTGCAGACAACATTAGGGGGAAGCACTATAACTAACTTTAATCACTTAGGACAGCCAATGTGGGGAGATTTGCCAGCTTGGACATTAGAAAAGCAAAAAGGGCATGATTATAATGTAGGGGCAGACAGAGGAAGAAGAACTTGGCAAGTTAGTTTTAGCTATTTATCCGATACCGATATATTTAACACAGCTACCAATGAAAATAAGCTTTTTACATGGACAGATACATCAATAAGCGATAGTGGCGATAGAGAATATCAATTTGACACATCTATGGCAAGCTTTTTCTTGTTAACTCATAACGGAAATTTAAGATTTATCTTCTGTCCAAATACTGATCTTAAGAATAAAGAGTTTGCTTTGTGTATGATTGACCAAGATTCTCTTACCTACACTCAAGTAGCACATCGTACTTGGAATGTGTCTATGAATATAATGGAAGTTTGGTAATTAGGTTCGGCGAGGGTCTTTGACTACAAAGCCTAATCCTGCTGAAAATCTAATAATTCTATCTAATAGCTCACTAAATTCTTCAGTATCTAAATCTTTAGTAGATTGGATGCCGAATCTTTGTTTAATAACATCGTGCATTTCATCTTCATCATATCCTAAATGATTACCAATCTGCCTTATGATATGCCTATAGTAGTTGTTTTGTTGCGTAGAACGAGTTTTAGGGGCTTCTTTTATGTCAACCCACACATCACCCTTAATTCCATTTAAATGCCTTTTTAAGCCAGCTTCGTCATGGAATATTAGGCTTCCATTCTTTACTTTGCCTGTAAATTTCATTCGTTAAACTCGAAATTATGAATCTCTACTTTATGTAGTTGGTCTTTCAACATATCAAAGCCTGCACAATGATCGTAAGTTGGAAAGAAATACATCCATTTCCCGCCACTCATATTTATCCAATAACAAAAAGCAAGCCCCAACTTTCCTGTAGATTTCTTAAATCTTATAATTGCAGTTGATTCACTTAAAGGTATAATCTTGCTAACCTCAAATGTTTCGTTAGTGTGGTTAAACTCTCTGTTTGGATTGCTAAAATTCTCAGCAATTCTTTTAGACAGCTCTTTTAATTTTATGGCTCTATCTTTCTGCATAATAACTCCTTATTAGTTTAAATGCTTCTTTCCATACATTAATTTTATACTTGTCTTCAAATCTCGGTATCCCCAAAGCGTGTCTTTCAGTATGATGTAATCGGCAGAGGGGTATGCAAGAGAAGTGTTTGAGTGTAGGTTTTTTGCGGTTACCCCCCATACCAATAGCTTCAAGGTGGTCAGGGTCAGGGGAGGAGGCAAAACAGACCAAGCAAGTACATCCCCGAATATAATCCAGATATTTTATTGAATCTGCTTTAGCCAATCCTCTAACCTGAACACAATATAAGCCTCGCCTCTGTTTTGTCTTATTACCTGAGCATCTACGTTCTCGTTCGGGATAAGGTAGGATGCTATATTCTTTCTTATTTTGGCTTGAACTTTGTAGTCCTCTATAACAAGATCAACTTCGGCGTGCATCCCTAATGACTCTCCATTGGATGCGTAGGCTCTTTTGGAGTCGAGACCAAACTCTTTTGCTTTATTAACAATATCTCTTTCAAATTTATTTCCTTTAACTTTACTTGGATGAGCCATTTATCATCTCCATTTCTAAATCGTGTCGCAATAAATCTAAATGACCATCTTCAGTATCAACACCTTGATTTAATACATTTTGTATTCTATCTAATATTTCTTGCTTTGTCATTTTCTTTCCTCTTTTTGTTTTTTCGCTTATATTTTATTTATCATAAAATTTATTCCAATAATCTAATTTTTCTTTATTCATTCTTTTATTTTTTTTTATTTCTGACGACACCGCCTCTTTCCATTCCTCCCAAGTGCTAAACCATCCTCCATTATAAAACACTTTCATTTCATCAATAGAATATAATTTATTTAATTTTTTTAGCAAACTTATCGTAGCCCCGTTCTGCCAATTAAAAACCTTGTTTCCATTTTCTTCTATCGTTTCAAATATTTTATCTGCCTTCTCATACAATAAATTATATTCATTCCTTACATCATTTTTCATATTATAGCAAATTCCACCTATCTTGCTAAAGGCTAACCATTTAGGATCAGGGCAAGGAACATCTCCATAATGATCAAAAGCCCTTTCTACCGCATCATACACTATGTTTAGTTCAAATTTATTAATTATTGTTTGCAGTTTTCTTTTCTTTACAATATCAAGCTCATAACCCCATCCTTTTAATATAAAATCACAGAGCTTATCTGCCTTTAGATTACTAACAAACAACAACTCTTCCCTCCATTTTGCAATCATTTCTATTTGATTCCTTCTCTCTTGCAATTCATCAAGGCTTTTCTTTTGCTTTTTAACTATATGATTATCACTTAAAAGCCTCGCACTTTTACCGCTGTTGCAACCAAAACAAGATGTTATTAAATTTGTAATACTATTATTTCCGCCATTTTTAACAGGATTAATATGATCTACATTTAAAATAACATCAGGAGCATCTTGCCCACAATATTGACATTTAAAACTATCCCTCTTAAAAACTTCAAATCTTAATTTCTTAGAAATTGGCTTTCTTTTGCTTGGATGTGCCATTTTTTTTCCTCTGCTTTTTCTTCATTCGTTTATACTTCTTAATTTCTTCGTGTCTTCTCTTTTTATCTTGTTTTCTTTCTTTTGCTTTTTTATTCGGCATTTTATTGTCCTTTAAATATTACAATGGCAGAAGGGAAAGGGGCGGGCAAGCCAGCTTCAAAATTAATCGGCTTCTGTTCTTTAATCCCAAATATGTTTAATTGCTCCCTATATTCAACCTTTTCTGTCTTTTCAAACTTTATTCTCCCCCTAACAAATCTTATATCATCGGCATAAGGGAATATATAATCGTGCCAATAAGATGTATCAGTCCTCGCAGGAATAAGGCAAACAACGACAGCCCCCTTTAAGGACTCATTATAAGCCTTTTTAACCCAATATTTTATCTCCCTTCCATAAGGAGGATTCATAAAAACCACATCATTGCTCCAGTCCTGTTTCAATCCATCGTCTTTCATAGTATAATGTTTTTCACATTTGTAATTAAACTCTGAAGAGCAAGGATCAAGTGTGAAGTTAAATTCAAGGTTGAGCTTTTCATAGAAACTTACAGGGGTTTCCCACTCATTGCTCTCGCTACTATAATGAACATCCATTCCTTCACTCATCTTCATCTCCCATATAAACAAGAACAAAAGCATTACATTTTGAACAAGAAAGATTGCTTACAACCCCTTCTCCTTCAATACAATAATCTTCGTATGTGTGATCTCCACCCCAAATCAATTCAGATTGACAATGCCAACAATTCATCTTCTTTTATTAACCTCCTTTAGATGCTTCTCTGCTTTTTTCTTGTCAAGAAACTTTTTACCATCGACAATATAAACGAAGTGAAGCTCTTTGGTCATTATAACTTTATCTTTCATAATAATTTAGTGGGGCGAAGGATATTTGGCGGGTAACCAAAAGAGAGTTAAGAGACCCTCGCCCCAATTTTTTATAT